CGCGCTGCTCGGCCGCTTCGGGCTACGCCCGGCGCGCCCGAGCAGCGCCATCCATCGTGCCCAGGTGGGTCAGATTTACTTCGGCGACCAACCACCAAAGTGGGTCAGATTTACTCCGGCGTTGACAGTCACCGGCGCGGACAACCCCTGGGGCTTCCCGAGCAAGGACCGCTCGGGACGGCTTGCCCCCATCGAAGAACCCCACCTCGGAAAGCTCATTGCCAAGTGCCTCGGCCGCACTGCCGCAGCACACGCCAGCGCTTTGTCGCATTCAACCGACCTCAACGCATTCAAGGAGTGATCCGCCATGACCGCTTGGAACGACTTCAACGACGCCGAACAACAGCAAAGCTTCGACCTCATCCCCAAGGGCACGCTCGCCCGCGTGCGCATGACGATCAAGCCCGGGGGCTACGACGACCCGGCGCAGGGCTGGACGGGCGGCTGGGCCACCCAGAGCTTCGAGACGGGTTCCGTCTATCTCGCCGCCGAGTTCGTGGTGCTGGAGGGCGAGTACGCCCGGCGCAAGCTCTGGAGCAACATCGGCCTGCATTCCCCGAAGGGCCCGGCCTGGGGCCAGATGGGCCGCAGCTTCGTGCGCGCGATCCTCAACAGCGCCCGCAACGTCCATCCCCAGGACAACGGGCCGCAGGCCGCCGCCGCGCGGCGCATCCAGGGCTTCCACGAGCTCGACGGCATCGAGTTCCTCGCCCGCATCGACGTCGAGAAGGACGGCCGCGGGGAACTGAAGAACGTCGTCAAGAGCGCCGTCGAGCCCGACCACCCGGACTACGCCCGGCTGATGGGCGTGCCGCCCAAGACCCCGGGCAGCGGCTCCTCCGGCGCGCCAGCGGCGGTGGTTCCGCCCCATGCGATGCCCGCGCCTGCCGTCGCGCAGCGTCCCGCCGTGCCGGGCAAGCCGACCTGGGCGCAGTGAGAGGAGGGCCGGTGAAGTGCTGGGTCTGCAAACGACAGGCGCGCGGCTACGGCCACCTGGATCTGCGTCACCCGGTGGGCGACGCCCGGCGCTACCCCGTCGACTGGGTGTTCTGCTCGCGGCGTTGCCAGCAGGCGTTTGCCGCGCTCTACGGCAACTGGCTGCGGGTGCAGGAAGGCCGCATCGACAAGACGGAGGTCGCGATGATCGATCCGTCTGACGTCGAACTCGCCGCGATGCGGAAATGCCTCAAGGCCTTCGGCGAGGCGGCAGAAAACATCGGCTTCGACAAGCCGCTCGGCGCCTACTCGGAAGCCGAGGCGCTGCAGGTCATCGACGCCATCGTCACCGGCTACACGGAGGCGATGGTCGAGCACCACGAGGCAAGCAAGTATCCGCCGGTGCGCGGGCTCAAAGACCCCGTGTCCGACCCCTTCGCGGACCTGGCAGACGACCTGCCGTGGGAGGCGCCGGAGTCGGCCTCAAAAGCGGCTCGCAAGGGCGAACAGCAGGAGGCGCGGCGATGATGGACTTCAATGCCTCCAAGAGCCTGTCGGGCCAGCTCACGGCGCTGATCGACGCCGGAATGCAGCAAATCCGCGCGGCCCAGCCGCGCCGCACCTACCTGGGCGCCTCGCGCCTGGGGGCGACCTGCGAGCGGCAGCTGCAGTACGAGTTCGCCGACGCCCCGGTCGATCCGGGTCGCGAGACCGACGGCCGTCTGTTGCGCGTCTTCGAGCGCGGCCATGTGATGGAGGACGCCATGGCCGCCTGGCTGCGCGAAGCAGGCTTCGATTTGCGCACGCACAACGACGCCGGCGAGCAGTGGGGCTTCTCGGCGCTGGACGGCCGCCTGCAGGGCCATGTCGATGGCGTCCTCATCGCCGGGCCGGATCTGGGACCGGGCTTGGGCTATCCCGCGCTGTGGGAGAACAAAGCCTTGAGTGCGAAGTCCTGGCGAGAGCTGGACAAGCACCGGCTTGCGGTGGCCAAGCCCATCTACGCCGCGCAAGTGGCGGTCTATCAGGCCTATCTCGGCCTGCACGCGCAGCCGGCGCTGTTCACGGCAGTGAACGCCGACACGATGGAGATCTATGCCGAGCGGGTGTCCTTCGATGCCCTGCTTGCGCAGCGCATGTCCGACCGGGCCGTCAAGGTCATCACGGCCACCGAGGCGGGCGAGTTGCTGCCGCGCGCGTTCGCCGATTCCACCCACGTCGAATGCCGGATGTGCCCCTGGCAGGACCGGTGCTGGAGGGCTCTGTCATGACGGTCCCAACGTTGTCTGAAGCGCTGGGCGAGCGCCTGATCGACGCCCGTGAGGCCGCGCACGCGCTGAACCTGCCGTTGTACTGGCTCACCCACGCCAAGGAGCGCCGACGCCTGCGCCTGCCGCATTACCGCGTCGGCAAGCTGCTGCGCTTCAAGCTCACCGAACTCGTCGCCTGGATGGACGACGCGCAGGCCAGCGGCATCGCGCAGCGCCGTCACGGGGAGGAGGCCGATGCTGGACTTCAATGACTCCACCCCCCAGGCCGAAGCCGTGGCCGCCGGGCGCCGCGAGGCCGTGCGAGCCGCCCTGCTCGGACGTTTGGAGGGGCTGCTGTCCCTGCTGTTTCCCGCTGGCAGTACGCGCCGGGGCAGGTTCCTCATCGGCGACGTGCTGGGCAGCCCCGGCGACAGTCTGGAAGTGGTGCTCGCCGGCGACAAGGCAGGCCTGTGGACCGACCGGGCCACGGGCGAGGGCGGTGACGTCTTCGACCTCCTCGCCGCCCATCACGGCCTCGACGCCGAGCGCGACTTTGCGCGCGTCCTCGACGTCGCGGAGGAGCTCGTTGGCCGCGCCCCCGCGGCCCCGGCGTCTCCACGCCGTCGGGCGAGCCGGCAGACGCCGCTGGACGGCCTCGGCCCGGCCACCGCCAAGTGGGACTACCTCGACGCGCAGGGGCGGCTCATCGCTGTCGTCTACCGCTACGACCCGCCCGGGCGCAAGAAGGAGTTCCGGCCCTGGGACGCCACGCGGCGCAAGATGACTCCGCCTGAGCCGAGGCCGCTCTACAACCAGCCGGGCATGGCCGGCGCCGCGCAGGTGGTGCTGGTCGAAGGCGAGAAATGCGCGCAGGCGCTGATCGACGCCGGCATTGTGGCCACCACCGCGATGCACGGGGCGAATGCGCCGGTGGACAAGACCGACTGGTCGCCGCTCCAAGACAAAGCCGTGCTGATCTGGCCCGACCGCGACAAGCCGGGCTGGGAGTACGCCATGACCGCCGCGCAGGCGGCACTGGCCGCCGGTGCCGCCTCGTGTGACGTGCTGCTGCCCCCGGAGGACCGGTCCGAAGGTTGGGACGCGGCCGACGCCATCGCCGAAGGCTTCGACGTCGCCGCCTTCATCGCCGCGGGCCCGCGCATGAGCATCAAGCCCGCCATCGGACAGCCCACGCAGGAGCCTTCCGTCTGGGCCACCGACGACGCGCTGGCGCTCGCCTTCACCGCGCGCTACGCCGAGGACTGGCGCTATTGCGCCGCCTGGGGCAAGTGGCTGGTGTGGGACGGCCGGCGCTGGCAGGCCGACGAGACGCTGCTGGTGCACCACCTCATTCGCGCCATCTGCCGCGAGGCCGCGCTCGAGGCCGACTCGCACCGGCTCGCGGCCAAGCTCGCCGCCAGCAGCACGGTCGGTGGCGTGGAGCGGCTAGCGCGCACCGACCGCCGGCATGCCTCGACCTCGGACGAGTGGGATGCCGACCCCTTTGCGCTCAACACGCCGGGCGGCGTGGTCGATCTGCGCAGCGGGCGGCTGCGCCTGCACGAGCGCGCCGACCGCATGACCAAACTCGCCACCGCCACGCCCCGCGGCGACTGCCCCCGCTGGCGGGCCTTCCTGGCCGACGTGACCGGCGGCAACACCGAACTCCAAGCGTATCTGCAACGCATGGTCGGCTATTGCCTCACCGGCTCGACGGCGGCACATGCGCTGTTCTTTCTCTACGGCACCGGCGCCAACGGCAAGTCGGTGTTCGTCAACACCGTGGCCACGATCCTGGGCGACTACGCCACCAGCGCACCGATGGACACCTTCATGGAGGCGCGCGGGGACCGCCATCCGACCGATCTGGCGGGCCTGCGCGGCGCGCGCTTCGTCTCCTCCATCGAGACCGAGCAGGGCCGGCGCTGGAACGAGTCCAAGGTCAAGGCGCTCACCGGCGGCGACAAGGTCTCGGCACGCTTCATGCG